GAGAATATCGGTAAAAAGTTTTTTCTGCTCTAAAGATTTTTCTTCTTCAAATGCCCTGTCACGCTGGCGCTGAGTTTGATCAGCCTTCATCATTTTAGTAAGGCTTGCAAATGCAGGTGCAAATGCCGCGGGGTTACCCGCCATGGCAGCCCCCTTCAGGCCTGCTCCGAAGCCTGAAAGGGATTGACTGATTGAACCAGCAATCGTTTTACCTAGGTCGCCTACTAAATTTGTTGCCATTTATTTTCTTCTTGACTTTATTTGCGCTTGTTGTTCTCTTTGTCTCTGATTCTCTTCTTTTATGAATTCACCCAATAAAGTTATATAAATGTCACGCTCAAAAGGCATCATCTCCTCAAGTTCAGTCAAACTATATTTATGGTGTTGTACCATAGCAAAGTTTGTCTTGTAATAATTTAGAAGATTTTCATTGGACATTGTTACCCGAAAAAACTTGTCATACCCTCCAACTCAACCTTGTCATCGCAACCGCAATGGGCGCAAGTCCATGAGATTGCTTTTCTAAGTTTAGGCATTGTATTAAAGAATTCAGTTATTTTTGCAAACTGTTCTTGTGAAAGCCCGTTGATAAATTCAGCCAATTCAGCCTTAGTAGATTCGCTTGCAGGATATGTGTTTTCATTATCGAAAATATAGTCAATACTTTCAATCACAACGCCTTGAATCACATCGAATTGATTTTGTTTATCGTTTACTTGTAACTTATCTGCCATAGACATGGTTGGATATTTCAATACAACACCAACACCAGACTCTTCATCTAAAAGAATCTTGTTAGTATGAGTATCTGATACTTCTACTTCAACATCCATAATGTTGAATTTGTATGGTGTATTGAATTCACACATTTCACCCTTAGAGTTTAGTCCTGTAGGGTGTGTAAGTTTGAGTTCAATCTCTTCACCAATTGACTTACCACGAAGACGTAGGAAGAAATATTCCAAATCGAACATTGGAAGTTTATCTACATCAATTTCGTCTACAGAGCAATTGGTAATGATCTGTTTAATTGCACGAAGCATCTCTTTTGGGTCTTGAGATTCAAGAGCCATTAAAAGAATCTTTTGTTCTTTAACTAAGAACGGTCTGTACTTGTAACTTTGTTTTGTTGAGTGTAATGTCAACTCATAAATCGGCGATTTGATTTTTGGTAAAGCCATGATATTTCTCCTTTAGTATAAAAAATGATTACGCAGTTAGAGTGCCAGCAGTTTGTTGTGTATTGAAAACTGGCGTATCTCCTGGTAGGTTAATATAACCTTGCGTAAAGTCCACAGTATGAAAACGATATGTCATTGTTACTGAAAATCGTTGATATGTGTTTGGTTCTTCCCAAGTCAAGTTCATTGGGCTAATTTGAATTGGATATGCATTATAAAGTGTATATCTTGCAAGTTGTCTTCTGTCACCACTCACTTGAATAATTCTTACTTGCCCTGATGCATATTGATTGTAATACTTTGCAAGTCCTGCGCGGCTTGCATTTCCGTTTTTAAGGTCTGTCTGATTGATAATATTTTCTGTCCAAACTTCAAACATTGCTCTTTCTCTAAAATCTTCGGAGCACATAATTTGTAAAGCCACATCTGCATAAGAAGTTTCATATGCGTATTTTGTTGTTGGACCATATGCTTGATCGTCACTTGTAGACACCGCTCTTCCTGGCAATTCAGTTGCTTCACAACGAAAGCGAAAAGTTGAGTTAATGTCTTTTCCGTCAAATGAATTCCACCAGTTTGTTCCAGAAATATTCACGCTACCTTCAACATTAAAAGATTGTCCTGGTCGACCAGGATTCGTAAGCCCTGTTCGCGCCTTACTTAAAAACGCACTCTTTAACTCCGGAGGCAAATCGACCTCCGCGTAAAACATGTTAGGTCTTACGGCCGTGAAGTTTGTTCTGAATTGGCTGATACTAAACATTTATGTTTTTCCTTAGATCATTGATCGACTGTCTGCCCAAATGCTCGCTTTATCTGATTTTTTAAATCTTTCGAGCGGCATGAATAATGCCATGTCCCATTCTGGTGCCCTAATCTCTAAAAACTGGGAGCGAATGTGATTGTTTAAGTATCGCTTAACAGTTGGTTTGAACGCACTATATTTAGATGCGCTTTTCAGAATACGATAGGTTGCTAGAATCTTTGTTTTCTCATTGTACTTTTTATCAGTAGTGATACTGTATAATGCATCCATTAATTTTGCGCGAAGCATATATGGCAAGTAGTGAAAGTTGATGCCTAGAAAGCCATCGTTATAAGTCTCAATCGGAAAGATAAGAGGAAATGTGTCGTAGTATGGTAGATCAAGTTTGCCTTTTGGATCGTACTTAAACAAGTACATATATCCAGGCTTCATCTCTACGACTTTACGCTTTGGTTCAAACGAACGAATAATTTTGGATGGGGTAAGCGAAGTAACGCCTTCCGCTTGTAATGCGGCATCTCTGTACCATTCTCTTGCGACTTTGGTTCTAGCGGGTGTCATACCTGCTGAAACGCCGCGATAGATGAGTTCTTTAAATAATAGCATAAATTCCTACTGATCTGCGATACATATATTTATGTCAATTGCTTCTCAGTAAGTAACTTAAATTCCCAATTTCTGTCTAAACAATACTCAGTTGCCGCTTTCCATTTTGCTTGATTGACGCCCCATGTCATTACTTCATTGAGGTATCTGCGCGTTGGTTTACCAACAAGTCTTGAGGGTTCTCGCGTTTGTTTGTCAGGTTTTACTTCAATCAACGATGCGCGAATTGTGCCGTTTCTATCTTTGTAACGAACCCAAAAATCAACAAAGTATCGATGCCAACGATTGTCAATCGGAGACTTATAGGGCACGACTATTTCTTCAGAATTCCATTCTAAAATTGCTGAATTAGTATCGCAATACACCATGAATCTACGTTCGAGTAGACTGCGATATATGATACCTGTTGGATCACCCTTATATTTTTGAGGGTTTTTTGGTTTGAATCTACCTTTGTATGCCATTTTCAGATTATAAATAAGAGAGTTAACCTATAGGGATTTATATGGCAAGAACATCTTTCACACCAACCATTGACGGGCAGACTGCTCTGTACCCTGAGGCTGGTTCGGGAATACAGGAAGCCTCAACTGAAGTTACTGGAAACAATCGATATTCGGCGGCCGGTCTAATTGAAGGAACTGGAGTATGGCAATTTCCTATTGAGAATGATGCTTTTAATGTGCCTTTTTTGCAATTCAAATTTCTTGATGCCTTTGGTAATATTTTCAATAATCAAAGGGCACCTGTTATTTATCTGCGAATGCCTAATCAATTTAACATTTCTGGTTTCTCAGAGTACGCAAGAACAGATAATGTTTTTGGTGCAGGCAATCAATTACTTCAAAATGAAAATGCTTTAGCACTTGGCAAAGCAAAACAAGAAGAAGGATTTGATTCTAGTTTAATTGCAAAGTATGGACTAAGTGCGGCTGAAGCATTTCAAACAGGTATTGCTAGGGCATTCGCAGGCGTTGAAGGCTTTCTTGCATCTGGTGGTATGAACAATATTTCACAATTTGAGTTTACTCAAAGACAAGCAATTAATCCATTTGCTCAATTGTTATATAAAGGTCCGCAACATCGCAAGTATCAAATACCTGTGATCATGCGTCCGAGAACAAAACAAGAAGCAAATCATATCAAAAAAATTATTCACACCTTTAGAGTTGCTTCGTCACCTTCGGTTCCTTTTGTGGATGGTAAAATGAGATACTCCACACTTAGTGGAGGAACCAAAGAGATTAGCACCGGCATTGGTGAAGGTAGCACATTTACATTTGGCTATCCACACCTCACACAATTTGACGTAATATTTAAAACTGTAGAACAAGACGTTAAAATTTTTAGAAGCAAGCCTTGTGTAATTGATTCTGTTTCAGTTGATTACGGTGGTCAGAAACTTACATTCTTTGAAGATGGCAACGTAACAGAAACACAATTAACAATTCAGTTGACAGAAATTATTCCAAGAACACTTGGCGATGGTATGTCAGAGGCGAAAAATACTAACTTCTCAATGGTATAAAATGTTTCAATTTTTTCCTAAAATACTTTATCTCATTAACGACTTTGATTATCAAAAAGTTGTTGACCTAAACGTGTCTGCACAAATTACGGAGTTTGTGAAGAAGTTTAAAACTTCTCCTTCCGTTGGACAATTTATTGTTCGTGATGGTGAACGTCCTGAAGCACTCTCACAACGATTGTATGGCACACCAAAATATGACTATCTTCTTATGCTTATAAATGATATTGAAAGCGTCTACGATGACTGGCCTCGAAACTCAGTAGCACTCAATAAT